CTTTTACATACATCAGTATAATCCATACCGAGTTCAGCAAAAATACTATTATTACTTGTCCATCCATATTGTTCTCTATGTGGGTTAACTTCGTAGTTTTTTAAATTTAAATATTCGTCATCATGTGGATCACCAAATACAATTTCAGCAGTTCTTCTGACATTACCCGCAACAACACATTTACCAATAAGATTCATAATATCTACAATAGTAGTTACTGTAATTGGTTCACCTACATTTATATTTAATACTTTTCTTATTTCTTCGTGGATTTCTGCCAATGGTTCGTGACCGCTTGATACTCCACCAAAACCTTTGATTGGAACACCTGCCGGTCTAATCTTTGAATAATCAAATTGAATTTCCGCCGTTCCATGAAAATAACACTCTAACAATAACTTTAATGATTCTACCCAACCTTCTCGTGTGTCAGGTATCACATATTCTTCTATGCCTCTAT